AATAAAATTGGTACAAGTAGAAGAACCATTCAATCATATAAAACAGATAGAAGTATCAGATGTATCAAAGAAGAAATGTTATAAATTAGGATTAGAATTAATATATTTAAGAACAATAACACACGGTATACCATATTATGCGAAATTTGGTTTTAGACCTAAAAATATATTAGATTATGAAGTATTCAAATACAATAGAAATAATTACAAATTGAATAAAAGTATAAAAAACGAAGAATTATTTAATATAATAAGAGAAAATAGATTAAGTAAAAAGACAGAAGATATTTATAAAAAGTATTTTTATGATTATATAAAAAACACGATAAATATAAATCCAATAATATTACTAAGAGACATGATAAATTCAATAGATTTAACAAACAATGTAGATGAAAAGAAAGAAATATGTAATTTTATTAATGTTATTTATAAGAAAATATATAAAATTTTAGGATATAAAGAATATGAAGATAGAATATGGATACTTAAAATAAGAGAATAACAAATAAAATAGTTTATACAAAATAAAAATATATAAATGAAAATATAATATAAATATATAAATGTCAAAATGTGCAATAGATGAAACAACGAAATATTATATAATACCAACAAAAAAGTGGTTAAATCCGATAAAACCATTATTAACAGAAGATTTGAGCACAGCTGGTTTATTGATGATATGTAAATTAGTAGAAAATGAAAAAGTGATAGTAAAAATAACGAAAGGTGATAATAAAAAAATAAAAATATTAAGTATGAAACTAAATTCTTTATATAATTTTACAAAAACATATTGTAGTTTTTCATGTTTAGAAGATTATTCAAAAATAATAAAAAAGTATGATAAAGAAAGTTCATTTTGTGAAAAAAATGGTAATAATTTAATAACAATAGAAATAATGAGAAAATACAATGGTTCTTTAAGTAAAGTAGAAAATAAATTATCTATAGAACAAGTAACACAAATTTTAGTTCAATTATTATATTCAATAATGGAGTCATTTCACAAATATGGTTTTATTCATGAAGATTTATCATTAGGAAATATATTATATAGAATAAAAACAACAAACGAAGTGATATCATATAATTTAACAAAAAATAGAACATTATATGTAAATTCAGTAATAGGTGAAGTAGTGCCAATAATAAGTGATTATGACAAGTCAGAATCATACAAGAATGATATATATGTAAAATATAATAAAACACCAATGATAAAATTAATAAAAGGTTACAATGAAACAAAAACGATATTAGATTCAGTATCAAAAATAACTCAAAATATAATATTATTGATAGATAATAAAGATAAACAACATATGATAAAAAATAAGATATATGAATTATTTAGTAGTGAAAAATACGAAGAATATTACAGACACACATATAAAACATTAAGAGATTATGTTAAAGGATATAAAACATATGATGAAATGGTATTTGAAACATTTATAATATTTAGGATATTATCAAATGAAATAATAAAAATTTATAAGAATAATTTAAAATTTGAATTAATTCCAGATTTAGTAGATAATTTCTAAGAATATATATATAATGGATAATACAAAAGTTTCATATGTAAAAACAGATGATAATAGAATAATAAACGAGAATTCTATAAGATGGATTAAAAAAATGAACGATTGTTTAGAAGTTTGTATAAAATCTACCGGATGTAATACAATATTAAATGACACGCATAAAATATGCAAAATAAACAATGCATCTAGCTACGACAAGCTTAATAAATTTTTTGAGTAAATATTTTTTATAGTAAAAATATGTATATAGATAATTTGTGATTATATAGACAAATTATTATTGTTTAATATAATAAAAATTGAAAAAAATAGAAATTGACTATATTATAACAATATAGATTAAATAAGTAATTTATTATTTAAAAAGATCAAAAACCAACGAAAAATGTATTTTCAAATATCATTATTATTACCAATATTAGTACTATTAATAGTATTTTCTAAAATAGAAGGATTTTTTACGATTGTACCTACTGGTAATGCAGGGGTTAAAACATCGTGGGGTGTTATCCAAGAAGATCCATATTTACCAGGAGTTCATATATATAATTCATTTACTGAAAAGATGAATCATGTTGATGTAAAATTACAAACAGACAATGTGCTTAATGTTGAATGTGGTACAGCTGATGGTGTAAAAATCACAATAAAGAAGATTGAGATTGGAAATCAACTTCCAATTGATAATGTATATCATGTTATATCACGCTATGGATTTGAATATGACAAATATCTTGTTACAGATTTAGTGGTTCATCAAATAAATGTAATTTGCAGTAAATTATCAGCACATGAATTAGCGATTGAAAAATTTTCTGAGATAGATGATTTTTTGTTATCATCTCTACAAGAAGAAAATGACAGACGCGGAACTGGTTTAAAATTTACATTTGTTCGTTTAACGAAGCCAGAATTACCTGCGAGTTTGAATGCAAATTATTTAAAATTGGCAGAAGAAAAATTGCAAAAGAAAGTTTTAATGGAACAGAACGAGCGTATTAAATCTGAAAAAGATACTCAAGAGATGATACAAAAGCGTGATAATGACATGTTAAAACAGAAAATAAGTGCTGATAATGAGATAATTATAATGAATGCAGAGACTAAGAAAAAACAAGAATCTGTGTATAATGAGATTACCATAAACGAAGCAATTGCAAAAAAAGAAGCTATGATTCATGAGATTGAATGGCAAAAAGAGTTATATTCTATACCAGGATATGTATCAGTAAAGATAGCTGAATCAACAGCGAACAATATGAAGATATATTACGGTGAGAAATTACCTCAAACTTTGGTTGGAACGGGATTTAATTTAGGTGGAATTGAATATAATTCTGACTATCAACCACTATCCGATATATTAAAAAATGCAGCCTAAATTAGTTTAGTAATCAATAAAAATATTTTTATATAAAAGTTGAAAAATCAAGTAATTAAGATATATTTATATAAAGATTATGTAAATATGAATATTATAATGAAACGAAAACAGGATTTAATAAATCATAATATATATAATAAAGAAAATAAAAAACCGATATTAAACAGAGAGAAAGTAGATAATTTAATTTATAAGATAAGTGACAATAAAACAGATAAAATTATATTAGATAAGTTAAAGAATGATTTACAAAATTACAATTATGATATATTAGTAATAATATTTTTTGAGATATTAAAATTTCGTGTATATGAATACAATCATAATGAAGAAAATTACGACATATATAAAAAGAGAGAAAAAGTAAATGAAATTTACATATATATGAAATTAGTAAGAACGAAGATAAAAGAAGATTCAAATAATAATAAATTATTATTACAAAAGTACAGTGAAAAATACATATCATATATATTTATTTGGAGTAAATATTATATAGATATACATATTGATGGAATAATACGATACTATCCACCAACATTAGAAAAATTTTTATAAATCTGAAGATGGTTTATCATGTTGTACTAATTTATCTGCATGTTCAGGTGGTGAGTAAATAGTATATAATTTAAGATCTTCAGTATTACTAGTATTTATAATTTCATGTGTTGTTCCAGCAGGTATAATTAAAGCAATACCATCAGATAATTGATATTCTACATCATTTATGATAGCTTTTCCAACACCTTTTTCAATTCTAATAAATTGATCATGATCCTTATGAATTTCTTTATGAATATTATCATTAGGTTTAATAGACATAACAACAATTTGTTGATTTTTAGATGTATAAAGTACATTACGATAGTTATTATTGGATAATGTAGTTTTTTCAATATTCATATGGAATGGTTTATTTGCAGCACCAATTTGATTTTGTAAATATAAGTATTTTTGTTTATATTTAAGATATTTAAGATATAAATGGTTATTCATTATATATAATTTATGATATATAAAAGTTATTAATATATAATAATATATAATAATTAATTTTCTTTAATATAAATTACATAACTTAAAGTATAAGGAGGTTTACCTTTTGAATTATTTGGATAATTGCCATAATGATTACCTTGTGAAGTTGTATTAGATGTATATAATAATTCTCTATATTGATTATTAGATGTATCTGAATTATTATATTTATTCCAATTGGTATAAGAAATATAATTATTAGAATCGTAAACATACATATCATCATTACATTTGAGACCAGCAATAGCATGAGTTGCATTAACTAGAGTTAAACCAGCAGCACTGATATTATATTTAGTATTAGCAATAGTGATTGTATTTGGAGAATTTGTTTTATAATATTCTTTTGCATCAGGTGAGTATGAAATATTAGGTATATAAACTATAATTTTGGGTGGATTAGATTCTAATTGTTTAGTATCTTTATCAGATATAATATCAGACCATAATTTAAAGTTATTATTAGAATTAATTGTCTCAAATAATTTTTCATTAGAATTATTTTTATCAATTTGTAATTGTAATTTATTCATTTCAGTTAACAAAGTATTTTTTTCAATATTATTTTTAGTTTTATTAAATTTAGAAAACAAGTTACGATAATTATCTATATTATTTCTATGATTTAATTGATTATATGGTAAAACAGTAAAATCTACATCTTCAATAAGAATTTGTTTAAATACAGTAATAAGTCCAAGCATTGGATAACCACCATCACCATATTTAATACCATCATTATTAATATAATATTTTTCATTATTTTTTTCATAAATACTTTTAACTCTAGCAGCAATTTCTGCTATAAAATTTCCATCTTTTTGTTTAGCTTTATTTTTAATAATTAATAGAATATTAACCATAGCATATAATAAAATTTTCAAAGATACATTTGATTTATTATTGAATTGATCAAATGATTTATATTTAATTACTTCATTTTTTATTTCAGCAGGCAAATTATTAAATTTATCTATTAAAATATCTACAATACCTTCTGTTAATAGTATTGTATTTATAAATGCATTACACCAACAAGTGCCGGTTGATTGAGTTAATCTACCATAAGCACATACCGGAATATTAAAATAATATTTAAACCACCATACTTTATTTAATTCTTTTTCATTATTAACATTAGTATTTACCATAATAGTAATTTCTTTAGTAATATTTTCAGTACCTCCAAATTGTATTGTACTATTATTATTATTTGAATTAATTGTATAATTAAAAATTTGTTTTCTATTTGGTATATAACCATTTTTAAATAATATAAAATACTCATCAATATTAATTGAAATTTCTTGTTTTGCAGGTATAACATTAATAATTTTTTTATATATATCAATATTATTATTTTCTAATGAATAAACCATACATTTTAAATTAGTAGTTTTATTGATAATTGTAATGTTTAAAAATCTGTGAATAGATGTTTTATTTAATATATCTTGCAAGTAAGTATTAATTTTATTTATAAAATCACAATTATTTTCAGAATTTATATATATTAGAATATTTTCATTTTTACATTTATTTAATGTTTCTTCAAAATTATTTAAAGTAACGTCACTAAATTTAATAAAAGTATATATGTATTTATTTTTACTATCAACATATTTACTATTAACAATTAATTTATTATTTTCACTTTCATCATAATGATAAATATGTGTTTTTAATATAGAACTTAAATAACAAGTATCATTATTTAAATTTTTATTTTTTATTAAATTATCAGATGTATTATTATCAGATGTATTATTATCAGATGTATTATTATCAGATGTATTATTATCAGATGTAATATTATTAGATGTATTATTAGATGTAATATTATTAGATGTATTATTAGATGTATTATTAGATGTATTATTAGATGTATTATTAGATGTATTATTAGATAAAATATTTTGATAATTTAATTTTTTAGTATAATTAATTTTTGATTTTTTATCATTAATAATAGTAATATAAACTATAGTATTAACAATGATATTATTATTTTGTAAAATAGTAATTAATGGTTGTAGATTTTTTTTTGATAAATTATTATTTATATTAGTATAAATATCTTTATTAATTTTAATAATATTTTGATTATTATTAATTTTTTTAAGTTCACCATTTGAAAAATTATAAACCCAACCATCTTTACTTTTTATTTCTTTTATAATATTTTTAACAGAAATATTAGTTAATTCTGAATCATATAAAAATGCATAATCTCCATGTAAATCTCCTCCTTTAATATTTTTTAAATATACATATTTTTTTTTATATTTAAGATATTTAAGATAGAAAATGTTATTATTCATTATATATAATTTATAATATATATAAATTAATTTAGACAGAAATAAATAAATATATAATTATGTTAAGAAAAAGAGAAATAATATTTTTAATATTTTATGTATTTAGTAATCATATAGAATCAAATATATTATTACAGATGATAATATTTAGAATAAATAGATACATAATAATAACAACTGTATTATTATTTATAATTCTAAATATTTTGAGTCCAATATATATTGGATATAAAATAATACCAAAAATATTTATTTAATATTTGAGTAGATAGAATAATAAATATGATCAAATCTAGTATCATGATCTAATGAATTAAAAATATAATTACTTTTAATATATTTGAAATTATGTTTATGAAAAATAAAATCCCACTGCCAACGATTAAAGTATTGTGAATAATTAGGTGACTTTATAATATTTTTATTATTATCAATAATAAATCCGAAACATGTATGTAGAATATCAATAATGAGGTGATCAAAATCATCATGACAGTCATGTTCAATAATAATAAGAATGCCATTAGGTTTAATAATTCTTTTAATTTCGGATAAAATTTTATGTAAATCTTCTACATGATGTAACATTAGAAAACAAGATACTAAATCAAAAGAGTTATTCTCAAAATTAATATTATTATTTTTAATAAATTGAAAGTTATTTTTTTGTATAACTTGTCGCTGTGTATTAGTATAAGGTCCCCAATTAGGAATATCAGTACCAAAAATATTGTCATTCATAATATTAAGATATCTACCAAACATATCAGACTTGAATCCATCACCACAACCAACATCTAAGTATTTAAGAGTCTTAATGTCAAAATTAATTTTAGAAAAATAAGATTGAACAGTTAGAGCGAGTTTTTGTAATATATATTTCCAAGAAGAGCAAGTATGATTTATATCATTTTTATCAATAATTAATTTATAATTTTTTTTATATTCTAAAATTTTATGAATAACATTGATATCTGATAACTTTTCATTATAAATAATATTAACAAGTTTAATAGAATGATGATAAGAAATGAATTTATTAAATAATAACATAATATGCGATGTTTTTATAATATTTTGTTGCTTATTAGCATTATAAACGAAAGTAAATATTTGTTTATTAGATTGTGGTTTAATATAAAATTTATTTTTATTAAAAATTAGTCGTTTAAGAATTTTTTTTTGACATGATGTTAATAATATATTATTATCAATAAATTTAGAATATTCAACATTATCAATATTATACATATAAATATAATTTATATAAAAAAGATTTTTTATATATCAAAAACAGAAAATCTATTATTTTTTATAATGATATGTTTGAATAGGATCGGCACTTAAAGGTTGTTTATGAAGGGTACGATTATTAGCGTCTATTAAAAGCATTTGAAAAGCTTGTAGTCTATCTTGCCAACCATCTCGTTGATATATTGTAATACTACTAATATTTGAAGGTGGTATTGTTAATTCATAAAAAACATTAGTATCATTTTTAGAATGATAAATATCTGGATGAGAACGTACTTGTTCTACACCATCAATTGCTTTATTTGTATTTGATGCTTCTTCCCATGGTTCGGATGCTCTAACACGCGTTGGTACAATATTATTACCATCAATATCTTTAATAACAATTTGTGCAAGTTGTAAATAATTTTGATTATTTGGAATATTTTCAATTCTAATAGTTTTAACGGGTATTTTAACTTCAGTTTCATTATGTACTTCAAAATGCTGTACACTATTAAAATTAATAAAATACAGAACAATAATAATAACAAATAAAATAACTATAATGTTAGACATGATATGTATATTATTACATATATAAAAAATAATTAATTTATAGTATTTTTATAAATAATATAAATTCAATGATAATATCATTTGAAAAAGGATGATTAATTTATATAAAGGATGATTAAAGAAAAATAATGTATGAATTGTTATTTATAGATAATGCAAATATGATATGTTAAATATAATATTTATATGAATAACTTGAAAGAAATAATTAATGTTTG